TAAATCCTGATAGGTCTCCAGCAGCAGCTCCAGTTACGATAGTGCCACCAGTTAAGTCCATACCATTCTCATATCCACAGAAAAATCTGTTTCCGTAATAATCCTCTACAATCATTTGGGGTCTACCAGCAGCTAACAACTGAACTTCGTTCTTAGTTAAGTTGTCTAGGTAAGGTAGAGTCAATGCGAGAGTCTGAGTGTAAAAAGTCGTTCCGTTGTCCCTTGAACTAGTTATTGTAGTTGTAAGACTAGAATTTCCTTTTACATCATATTGAAAAAATGTTGTAGAACCATCCATAGTGATAGTCTCAACTTCGTCAGTAGTTGCATCCAACGTAATAGTAGCATCTCCGTAGTTACAGAAGTAAACTGTTTTGATGCCTCCAAATGCTGATTTGCAAGGTACTTTTCTTCCTGATGTTATTGCACAAGCCATAGTTATTTATTTTTTTAAAAAAAAAGGGTAGGTAGTAAAATCCACCTACCCTCTTTTATGTTAATGTTTCTAATTAAGCGTAAAGAACTACATCTTCAGCAACTCCGAACTGAACACCAGCAGTATATCGCATTACCATACGAACATTCTGCGAACCATCCAAATCTTGCATATCAAGAACTCTTACTTCTTGAGTGTCGTTAAGAAGTCCAGTACCGAAGTACAAGTTGCTTCTCTGTGCAGCTACCATCTTGTTAGCAGACATTCCCGGACAAACAAAGATTTTAACTCCGTTAACAGTCAAACTTCCGTTGTTCCACCATTGTGTTCCCATATTGTTCACACCATTAGCTCCAAGACCATTAGCAACAAATCCTCCTAATGCTTGAACATAGAACTTAGCAGCAGCCGAACCGATGTAGATAAACAAATCTTCCTTACCATATAAGGCAGAAGGAATTGCATCAACAACTTTTCCTAATTCAGCGATGATGTTTGCAGCATCAAGACCTCCTGCAACCGCAGCAACGTCTACAACTCCAGCATCAGCAGCTAACAACTTCTCAAATCCATCATAAGCGTTATTTGAAGCGGCAGCAGTATCACCTTTCCAAAGATTCAACTCATTTGATTGAGCAACTTCAGCAGCTACGTGAGCTAACATAAAGTCAGAAAACTTAGGAGGCAATGTTTGTGACATTCCAAAACCCATTGATTGAGCTTCCCAATCGCTAATGAAGTCTTTCTTACAAAGTTGTAAGTTAACTTGTAGCTCTGTAGGTTGCAATACTCTTTCTGTCAATGTGATAGTAGAGGTTGGTGTGAAGTCACAAGATGCAGCAGATACTAATTCAGTAGTAGCTAACTTCTTGATTACTTCTTTATATGCGATATTGCCCTTAATAGTCAACCCTCCATCATCAATAGTCGATGCCGAGAGAAGTGCTGCAGCAATATATTCGCCAGCAAACTGACCAGCATAAGTAGTCGTGATGTTTGTGGTTGTTGCGAGATTTACTTTTTCTAAACTCATTTTTTATTTATTTAATTTACTAATTACTCTATCGAGGGTCGTTCTTACTTTACTTTGAGCAAAAACTTTTTGTTCTACTTGCGCAGATTCTGCTTCAGGACTGTGCTTAATTGGCTCAGCAGCTGGTGCAGATAATTCTTCCTTAATGTTTGCAGAAAGTTCTTCGTCATCGTCTGACATTTCTTCTTTAGGAGATACCATAGCTTTGATTTCTTCAATCATAGATTTCATTTCCTCAACCGCAGAAGATAATTCCTCTTTAGTTGCATAAGCCATTTCCTCTTTTTCTTCTTCTAAGTCAGAAGTGATTTCTTCACCTTCTTCATTTTCTTTTGCAGGAACTTCATCAGATACCTCTCGGACATCAGCGATAATTCCTTCTTCTTCAACAACTACCAATCGACCATCTTCAAGAAGATACTCACCAACAGGCATTGCGACTTTTTCATCATCTGTTTTGATGAAAACTTCCTTTCCTTTCTCAAATGATTCAGCTTCTACAACTGTGCCATTTTCGAGCTTCATTTCCTCAAGTTTGACCTCGATGTTAAGAAGCGTTTTGATATTATTTATCATTTCACTTGATTTCATAATTATATAACGATGTTTAAATTAAATTTTGCATTTTCAGGTTGTTCTTGTAATGTTGCCTATGCCTTGTGCGATTATATCTCCATTGCAGCACTTTCTTGAATATATGTTTTTGTCCCTACACAAACACCCTCTTGATGCACCTTTAGGAGATGACCTACTTGGTATGTAATTAGTTTTGTTTGGCATTGCTATTTAACAGATTAAGCAAACATTTTTTTAGCTAGGCTTACAATATCTTGAGCAGTTAACTCTAGTTCATTCGAATTTTTGAGTAATTCTGAATACCCTTCTATAGCCTTTGATGAAACTCCTAATGATTTTGCAGCATCATCAGCTTTATCCATAACTTTTATTGCTCTATCAACAGTTTTATCAGAATTATTAGCAGCTTTAATCATAACTTTTTCAAGTTTCTCACCTTCTTGAAATAATTTCGTAAGATTTTTTTGAAAAGCTAATCCTCTTTTTTCAAATGTTCTTAACTCATTCAGTTCAGCTTTAGACTGACTTGCAAGTTTTTTTACATCATCAGCAATTGCTAATTCTACTTTTGACAATTCTGTCTTTTCCTTTGGTAACTTGTTGTAGATTTTATCTAACTCTTGTGGTGTTTTCATTTTAATTTAATTTATAATTTTTATCCTCTGACTATCTTCTCGATAGCACTAAGCAAATGTGATGCTTCTACTTCTTCCATATCTTCTTCTTTAGGCTTCTCCATTTTGTCAGCAAAGTAACCCTCAATAGAAAAACCTTTAACTTTATCTGTCTTAACATATTCATTCCAAATTTCATCATTGTCTACTTTTACTGCACCCATCCAAGTCCCAACAGGCACGTTCATTCCATACTTTCTTGACTTGTCGTGAACATCATCTTCGACTAACCAACTTTCAACAAGAGTAAGACCTTGTAAAGCACTTGCGTGTTCTAAAGTAGAATTACCTTGATAGCCATTTTTTAAATATAACTGAGAAGCCTTAGCGATTGTGTCTTTTGAAAAGTAAATGTAATATTCATCATCTTCTCCGTTTTTTCGGTAGATGGGTTTGTTTGGTACAAGCAAAGCACCCATTAGTATTTTCTTTTCCTTAGATACTTCAGCCAGTTTAATTTCGTCTGAATTTAATGCTACAAAATCTTCTTGTATTGCTGGACTTTCTACAATAGAGATTGCATCTATGCCCATCATCTCTTGAGCTTCATCTAATATTAGTTCAACTATTCTCATAACTATATAACGATTTTAAATTACTATTTTGCATTTATAAACTTGCACCTTTTATAATATTCCTATCTAGGCTTTGTGCAGTAGTGACATCACTAGATACTACAAAGGCTTTTACAGGACTTTGTGCTTGTCCTGCGATTGCATCAGCCAACTGATTTGTTCCTGTCTGACCTACAATGTTAAAAGATGGAGGTGCTGGGATTGATGGGATAGGAACACTAGCACTACCACCACCACCGAGTCCAGCAGGAGGTTCAGGGTCAGGTGTAGCAGTTATGCTTCTGACATTCGCAATACCTGATGCGACTATTCCTGCTGCTCCTATTGCTCCAAATATACCTCCTTGAGCTAATGCCTTAGTTGCTCCTGCGAAAGTGTCTCTAATCGCTTGTACAATAGCTATAGCCTTACCATACTTTGAATCCTTACCAACAAGCTCTGCAATACCTGAAAGAGCAGAAGATATAACTTCCGCTTTTGCCACATTTAACTCTTTTTCTATTTGTAATTGAGCATTGCCATTTTCTTGTTGGAAAGCTAACAGTTCATTATTTGCATCGACATACGCCTGTGTTCCTTCTTTGTATAAATCTCTTTTTGTCTCTAATCTTTTTGTTTCTATTTCTTTTTCTTTTTCAGCATTTGCTAATTGTGTTTGTAATCTTAACACATCATTATCTATCTGCTCTGCGGTAAAGTCATTCTCAGCTTTGCTTCTCTCAGCTACTCCAGCACTAATAGATTCGTTCAATTCTAATTGCTCTCTGTCTAATGCTAGGTCATTGGCTTTTTGCTCTGACCTAAATCCAGCTATCTGAGCCTCTACTGCTGCCAATTCATTTTTGGCTTCTTGTAATGCAATAGCATTTTCATCATTATTGTTTTTATCAAACTGAGCTTGTGCTGCTGCAAGGATAGCATTAGCGTTTGCCATCATCGCCTTTTCTTGCTCATCTAAAACTGCACTTAACTCATCATTGGCTTTCTTTCTATCTTCAATAGTGTTTCTTTCTTCGTCTCTTACTTGTCTAAGTTTTTCTGCCTGTAAATCATACTTTTCTATAAGTCCTTGATTAGCTACTGCAGCCATCTCGGCAGTTCTTGCTAGTTGTACATTTTCAGAAGCTGACTTTACTGTTGCCTTTGTGTATTCAACAACACCACCTATAACTTTTTTTGTAGTTTCTACCACTTTATTAAAACTATCATCTACACCAGTAACAACATCAAACAATTCAGCAGAAGCAGAATTAGCATCTTCTAAAGCTCCTTTAAAATCTCCACTAAATACCTTGACTAATGCACTACCTAAAAATCCTAATGTGTCAAGCAACGAATTAAACCTTTCAATTAAGTTGTTTGTAATAGCAGTTCCTAAATCTTTTACAGATTGCATTGGGTCATCAAAAATTGCCTTAAAAAAATCTACAACAACACCTATATTACTATCAATAAACTTGAAGAAGTCATTAAATGCTAAACTTAAAAACTCAAATACTGTACTAAAAGCATCAGCTACTTTCTGATTCTGTTCAAACACCTCTTTAAGTTGTGCAAATGCAGCAATAGCTAAACCAATACCAGCAGCTTTTAATGCACCTCCTATCTTTCTAACACCACCAGCAGTTTCCTTAGATGCTTTCTCTACATCTTTTAATCCTTCTGCGGTTTCTTTATTACTTTCAGAAATGGATTCAGCTAACTTGTCAATACTTTTTGCTAAGTCATCGACATTCTTTTCTGCATCGCCAGTATTTACGTCTAATTCAAATTCTCTTACTGTTGCCATTTGGATTCGTTTTTAATCTTTTGATATGTTGATTTTATTGTTTTTGGTAGGTTGTATTTTCCTTGTGCAATTCTGATGTTTTCAGTTTCGCCTTTGGCTATTTTTAGCAAGTTCATTATATCCTTAATCATCATACATTATTTAGAAGTTCAAGAGAGCTTTTCCCATTCGTTAAATCTGTTGTAATGCTATTTATCTTGTATGATT